AGATTAAGAAGATTAGAGAAGTTAGAAAGAAAAGACCTGACGTTCCTAGTCCATCATCTTTAAATAGTCTAGCAGTTGTTGATGAATATATTGAATACTTTTTATACAACGAGAGAGGCGTATCAGGCACAACTGGTACATCAGGTATTAAGATAGCGCCAGATACTATCGCATTCTGTGCGTCAGGTATCATAGATCAAAATAGAAATATGGTATTATCTTATTTACATAAAGCGATTAAACCAGTTAATCAATTAAGAATGATTGAAGACGCAGTGGTAATTTATAGAATTGCTAGAGCGCCTGAAAGAAGAATATTTAAAATTGATGTAGGTAATCTACCTAAACAAAAGGCAGAACAATACTTACGAGACGTTATGGCAAGATATAGAAACAAACTTGTCTATGATGCAAACACAGGGGAAATCCGTGATGACAGAAATTATATGTCAATGTTGGAAGACTTTTGGCTACCGAGTAGAGAGGGTGGAAGAGGTACTGATATTTCTACTTTGCCTGGCGGTCAAAATTTAGGAGAAATGGCAGATGTTGAATATTTTAGAGCGAAATTATATCGTTCTTTAAATGTTCCTGTAAGTAGATTAGAAAGCTCACAAGGCTTTAATCTAGGTAGAGCATCTGAAATAACAAGAGACGAACTTAAATTTACAAAGTTTGTACAAAGATTAAGAAAGAAATTTACTGAACTATTCAATGATTTGTTAAGAACACAATTAGTTTTAAAACAAGTAATTAGTGAAAACGATTGGCAGATGGTTAAAGAGTGTATTCAATATGATTTCGTACAAGATGGACATTTTGCTGAACTTAAAAATACAGAACTTTTAAGAGAAAGATTAGCATTGGCAAATGAAATGAGAGAATATGTTGGTAAGTTTTATTCTGTAAACTACATAAGAAAAAATGTATTAAAACAAAACGAAAGAGAAATTGAAGCGATGGATAATCAAATCAAAAAAGAAATTGATGATGGTATTATTCAAAGTCCAATGGCTCAAGTGACTGAGGAGAAAAAATAATGAGTGAAGAAACAAAAAACTTTATTGACAAACTTGCGGCAGGCGACAACGCTGGTGCTGGTGAAGCATTTAAAGATGCTTTAAGAGTTAAAGTCGGTAATCAATTAGATCAAGCAAGAAAAGATATGGCTGGTAATTTGTTCAATGGAAATATTGAGGCAGAACCTCATAGTGATCCTAAGCCAGAAATAGCTGATCCTGGAACATTTACAAAAGAAGGCGAAGTTGTTGATACAACAAATGCTAAAGATGGTGAAGCACAAATAGACTTAACACAAGCAGATGGTACACCAGATACTATGGTTGGGGTAGATGTAAATGCAGGTGAGCAGAATAATTAAACAGAATCTTTTAATAGATTCTAAAACTTATAGCGATCTCTCGCCTAATATGAAAGATGCTATAAAAGATGTCTTCTCGTTTTATGAGAATGCGAAAGGCAATATAGTAGAAAGATTTGACAGCGCAATAAAAGAAGTTGCCGCTTTACATAATTTAAGTGTTAAACAAATAGAAGATTACTTTGATAAAGAAGTAATAGAAAAATTAGGAGAAAAATAAAATGGCACAAACATTTATAGTCAAAGGTGATGTAGTTACAAATCCCTCTGATAATGATTTTGGTAGAGCACATTTTGTAAGAATTACAGCGACATCTGACACGACTGGCACACTTGAAGAGTCAAATGGTAGTACAGGTATTGGTCAATTCTATTTAGAGAACGGTGATACTGTTATCATAGAAAAAGACCCAGATGAAAAGATTACTTGCCCGACTTCAAAAGCAAGTGCTGTTGGTGCGCCAAGAGGCTAGTAATGACAATTACTGCTACCAAACTAACTGATAATGATTTTAACATCATAGTCAAAGCGAATGGTGTAGGTAGCGAAGACGAGCAAACTTTAGTTGATGTTGTAAACTCTAACAAGGCTACATCAGAACCTAAGGTTTCAATCGCAGATATACATTATGAGATATTGGGTACAGGTAAATGTACAATATTTTTTAAGAATGATATTGAGAAAAAAGTAGAGATAGAGGGTCGTGGAAACTACGG